AGAATACATTCGTTTTTTGTCGTGATATTTCTTATTCGCACATCTGTTTTGCTCTGCGTGTCGTTCAGGGTTTTTTAGTCTCCATTCGCGGATACACTTTAACATAGAAGGCGTCGCCATTGATATAACCCAATATTATATTTCTATATTCATTCTAAACATTAATCACAACAGGAGTAGCATCATCTTCTTTATACCCTATTTCATCAAGAACCTTTTGGTCTTCTGGGTGAGTTGGAACATAGGTTTCAAACTTATGACCATGTACAAAGGCTGCGACCTTGGCTCCATGGAAGATTTCCAAATACTTATTGGATAGGGTCTGTAGCATCTTTGGCAGGACTTGCTCAAAGTGTAGGGCGATAGGCTTTAATATATCGTAATGATCCATGGGTAAATTGTTTTCTTGGCAGTAGCCGCCATACAATAAGGTCATGTTGTATACAATAACCATGAACATACAAACCCGTGTGGCCTTTTTGAGTTCGTTCGCCTCTATCGGTTCCGCAATATCCGCTAAAAAATCATTATGTAATATCTTAAACCCAAAGTCGGTAATAATTCCTTCTTTGAGCATCAATTCACCCACGTGTAGGATTGTCTCAGTAGCGTCCATGTTATCATATCAAGAGATTTTTGAAATCATATAATCTCATAAAATATCTTGATATGATATATGCGTACGTTGATCCTCACACAGAAAAACGTTCTTCCAGGAACGAACAATACAGTTCTAGAGTATAATTTCCCGGGAGGAGGAATAGATGTAAAACACGGCACAACGATCGCTCTTTCTTCCATAACCATGTATTATTCGACTCCAAATATTTCCGTCTCTTATCAAAATAACTCATTTTCTTATGTATGGGTAAATGGTACTACCTATAATGTCCCGATTGTGGATGGGTTCTATGAAATCAGTAATTTGAATGATTATCTCCATCAAACCATGTTGAATAATAAACATTATCTTATTGAGAAGTCCACAAATAAGTTTGTTTGGTTTCTCACCATGGCAGTCAATACCTCAACCTATAAAATTGATGTAGTATCCTATCCCATGAACTCAACCACTTATGCACCAGCAAATTACGACCAACCCACAACTCCTGGTTGGACTGTTCCAGCGACAAACACAAATCCCCAACTAGTTGTATCTGCAAATGGTTTCCGTGATATCATAGGTTTCTCAGCGGGTACTTTTCCAAGCTCATCAACCATAGCAGTGACGACAACCACATCCAGCACTGCCATTCCGCAAGTTTCGCCTTTGTCAACCTATCTCTTGAAATGTTCCCTAGTCAATAACAATTACAGCATCCCCAACAGTCTCATTTATTCGTTCCCACCAGCGGGTAATTTCGGGGCTCAGTTTGTCGTAGCCCCTAACCAAATGTCCTTTATTGATTGTCAAACTGGATTTTATAACAACCTACTCGTAACTATTACCGACCAAAACGACCGTAGCGTGGTATTGCTGGACCCAAATATGACGGTTCTATTGGTCATCGATGAAGATGCCCATAAAATGATGGAAGCCAAATATTAAAAAAATATAGGTTTATATAAATGCCAAAATGCTCTATGATCAACGGACGGGTTGGAATGTCAAAAGGGCGTGTATCCACAAAAATGCCTACGCTTGCGGTAGTGACGGAAGAGATGGTTGGACAAGGAAAGAGGCAAGTTTCAAGTCTTATGCTGAAATTAGAAACGCCCAAAAAATATATTTCGTTCAAATGATTAAAAAACCTAATTGTAATATATAATGAGTGCCGACGCTGTAACTTTGGATATGTCTCTGGAAAGTAAAACGGAAGAACCCCCAATTTTCGTGGATAAACAGTGGCTATATGTCAATGACCAAAATCAGGGTTCATACTCTGGACAAATTGTACTAAATACGACCAGTCTCTCAAACAACGGAGCATATGTCCAGTACTCGGAGGGGTATATCGTGATTCCAACGGTTCTTCAGGTTCAGTCTGCCTCTCTTACCGTGAATGCGACCCCTCTTGATTTCGCCTGTGCCCTCAAGGCGGGCTACTGGAACCTTCTTCATTCGATGAGTGTTGAGCTGAACGGCGGTTCAGTCGTCCAACAGACGGGCTTCTTGAACGTGTACTCCTCGTTTAAGAACCTGACCACATGGTCGGAGGACGATATTAAGTGCTGGGGTAAGGTGACTGGTTTCTGCCCTTGTACTCACGATTCTTGGGTATATAACACTACTGTGGCTTCTGCTACGAACGTTCTCGCCGGAAACGGAACGGGTCTCTCGAATAACCGAACCTCTATGACTGTTCCCCTGAACGGTATTGGTTCGTATCGTGGAGGTGCGACGGCGGGTGCCTATACTGCGAATGTGGCTCTTGGGTCGGAGTCCACTGTTAACAGTGATAGTGTCTATTCTTGTGCCAACAGTGGTCTCATGCAGAGAATGAAGTGGTTGAACTTTCAGGTGGGAGCGGGTGCGTCTACTATTACGGGCAGTGTTTCTGCTAACAAGTCTGCTCTTTTGGGATCTGACGCCGCCAGGACGAAAGCATTGTTTAAGGGATATATCGAGTCAACCGCAACGGGTCGCAGTATTGTCTTCCCCGCGATTATTCGCTTGAAGGACGTGTCCGATTATTTCGCAAAGCTTCCACTCATGAAAGGAGCGGCAATGACCCTTTACATCAACACGAATCAGTGCCTCTGTAAGTTCTTCCAGACTGCGACGGGTGTTGATTCGGCGGGTCTTTTTGTGGCGAGCGGTGCTCTTCAGTTGTCGGAAGCTCCAACCATGCTCGGTGGTGGCGGTACTTGCCCGATCATGCTGGCTTCCGCCTCTCCTGGTCAAGGGTTAACCAACGCTGTCGCTGGACTTCAGGCAGCCCCCGCTGCGGGTGCTCGTGTGGCTGGACAGGTCGCAGTTTCAATTGTACGAACTCAGTTTGCTTCACTTACGGATCAGGTGACCTGCCCTATTACCAGTGTTCGGTTGTATGCTCCATGCTACACGATGACGGCCCAAAACGAGCAGAAGTACATCGCCAATCCAATTAAAAAGATTGCTTACGAGGACATTTTCAATTATCAGTTCAACGCCACTTCCTCGGACTTTAACTTCCTGGTTTCAAACGGTTTGCCCGGACTGAAGAGTATTGTTGTCATGTCATTCCTTCCAGCGGTATCAAACGGAACCGTGGGAGGTACTGATCCTTATGATGGAGGGGTTGTGTCTACTTCCCTTCTTTCTCCCTTCTCTTCTTCGGGTGGTGCCCCTGATCCAGTTGCTCTTACGAACTTCAATGTCCAGATTTCGGGTCGTAATATTTTCAACGACAATGAACAGTACGATTTCGTCGCCTTCACTCAACAGCTCGCGACTTCCAACCAGTTGAACGGCGGTCAGACGACGGGTCTCGCTTCCGGTCTTATTGGTCTTGATGAGTTCGACTCTCTGTACCGATACTACTACGTGGACTGCTCCCGTGGTCGCCCTGGCGAGAGTGGCGTTCCTCGGTCAATCCAGATTTTGGGCCAAGTGGTCGGAGCGACCGCGGTCAACCTGATGGTGTTTGCTACTTTTACTCGTGAAATCAGTATTAATGTCGGTTCAGGTCAGCGTGTGTCGGACTAAATCATAAATCATAAATCATAGTTTTTAAATAAAATTACTTGAAACATATTCATGTAATTTTAAAAAATCTCATCATAAAAATCTCGCACTATTTCATATGGTTCGAGTAAAAAAGATGGGCGATGGGTTTTTAGAAGACGTTAAAAGCATTGGAAAGAAACTAGGTAAAGAAGCTATTGATGAAGCTCTACCCATCGCGAAAGAAGTAGCGAAAAAGATGATCAAAGACGCTATCAAAAAGAAAATGGGCGAAGAGACGATGGGCGAAGGACTTTATGCTGCCAACGTGGGTCGTGGTTTTCGTATGAAAATGTCACCTGCTCAGGTTCGGTCTGTTAAAAAAGGAGGTGCTATTCAGTTGAACCGTGATATGTTGGATGAAGCGGGACGCTTTGCTATGGAACTCAAGCCAGAAGCAATGGCACTATTGGAGAAGGCTTTAAAGAGTAGCAAGGGCATGCGTGTTACTCGTGATAACATGATGGAACTAACAGATATGAAAAAGGGAGGGTCTCTTTTGACTGAGGCGGGCAAGATTATTGCTCCTATGGTCGCCAAGAAACTCATGGAGATGGGTCTAGCAAAAGCAGGAATGGGAACACCTATCGAAGAACAACAGTTTAGCATTAGTGATGTCGTACGTACCGGAAAGCGTATTTTTGGTGGGAAAATGAAGAGAGGAATGGGAATGCCCATCGAAGAACAACAGTTTAGCATTAGTGATGTTGTCAATACTGGAAAGCGTATGTTCGGTGGTAAGTTCACCAAAAAACAATTGACCCAGATTATTCTAGATAAAAACAAGGTAATCGCTGATTTGGAACAGACCGCATACGGCAAGGGTCTTTTTGCCGGAGGAGGTATAACCGAAGATACCGTAATTCAAACCGGGTCGATGGCCATGAAACCATTCAAAGAAACATCAAACCCTTATTACTAAATATCCTATTAATGTAATGACAGATTACACAACAAGTTCAACCGATCTGGAGAGAACCGCTCAAATACTTAAACTGCCCCTTGTTGGTGTGTTTAGTAAAGATACATTACCAGATCGGTGTTACGTTGGTTCATATATCATTAACATGGAGGATAGCGATGTAGGAAATGGTACACATTGGGTCTTGCTCAAAATATTCCCAACAAAAGAGGTCATATACTTTGATAGCTTTGGTTTACCTTTTCCTGAGCAAATCAAAGACTTTGTTAAAGGAAAAATAGCAATATCTAATCGTGAAATCCAACATATAGACGCTACTACTTGTGGGTACTTTTGTCTTGCCTGCGACGACTACATGACCCATCAAAAACAACACAGACCCATCTATGAACGATACGATGATTTTTTGAATATCTTCAAAGGAGACACAAAAAATAATGATGAAATCCTTCTGGATTATCTTAATCAAATGGGTGTGAAGTTATAGGCTCGGGACTTCGTCCCTCGTGGCTGACCTTTTAGATATTATACGAAATGACAAATAATTATTTACATATTCAAAGCAAATGTAAATAATCAATTGAATAATCATGTAAAGATGGAACAATTCCGGAATAATTGCGACCGAATATGATTATCTTTTACATAATTACTCTTTTATAAGAATATCTATTTACATATTTCATATAAACTGTAAAATATCTAAAAGGTCGGCACCGAGCACGGAGTGCGAGATTAGGACTTTGTATAAACATTGCTCGCCATGTCCGTAGACGTTCCCATGGCCGATGCATCGGTTTCCATCGCCTTCTGTTGCTCTCCATATTTGCTACTGAGATATATGTTTCTCAGCATGGAAACACTTATCTTCTTACCAAAGACAGTATTCAGTATTCGAGTAATCCCGTTGTCTGGTAGACGCTCGCCATCACGTTGTAATAGAAAGAATGGGGTGAACTTCTTTTTGAGGGGGAAATGGTTATGGAAGACCTCCTGTAATT